CAGTCCTCACAGTCCGTGCAATCGATCAGCGTCGCCCGGGCCTCGGCCTCGGTCATGCCGGCGCGGGCCAAAAAATCAGCGGTAAATGTGTTCGTGTCCATATCCATCCTCCAAATTAGGGAGACCCCGACCGGCAGAATTACCGGCCGGTGCAGTCCGTGCAGCTCCTGCAGCCCGTGCAGTACGTGCAGTCCGTGCAGCCCGTGCAGTACGTGCAGCTCCTGCAGCCCGTGCAGCTCCTGCAGCCCGTGCAGTACGTGCAGTCCGTGCAGCTCCTGCAGTCCGTGCAGCTCCTGCAGTCCGTGCAGCCCCTGCAGTACGTGCAACCCCTGCAGCCCACGCAGCCCGTGCAGTCCGTGCAGCTCCTGCAGCCCACGCAGTCCGTGCAGTACGTGCAGTCCGTGCAGCTCCTGCAGTCCGTGCAGTACGTGCAGTCCGTGCAGCCCCCGCAGTACGTGCAGTACGTGCAGTACGTGCAACCCCTGCAGTCCGTGCAACCCCTGCAGTCCGTGCAGCCCCCGCAGCCCGCGCAGCCCACGCAGTCCACGCAGTCCTCACAGTCCGTGCAATCGATCAGCGTCGCCCGGGCCTCGGCCTCGGTCATGCCGGCGCGGGCCAAAAAATCAGCGGTAAATGTGTTCGTGTCCATATCCACTCCTCTCACTCCTTGAGATAATCTGTGATCCGTTTGCCCCGGTGCTCGTCGCAGCGCTCCGGGGTCGCGTGGATCGGTCGCACCCGTTTCGCGCGGGCGGCGGGTGGTTAGCATCGACGAGCATCCCGCCATTGTGCCAATCCCGGATGACGAGTCCGCATCCCGTAGGGATGCCGCACGGCTGTCAAGGCCTGCAATGATCGGCACGATCCGTACGTGGATCAGACGTTTTGCACGGTAGTCAACCGCGCAGTACCCACGCCGCCGGACTGTGAGGGCGGCGCGGGTGTGGCGGGGTACTAGGCGTGGTTGCGGCGGTATTCGGCCTCCTCGGCCTCCTCGGACTCGATGGCGCGGATTTCGCGGAGGATGTCGGCGTCCCATCCACAGAAAATGACCTCGGAATCGAGCGTCCGGGCCTCGGTCTGCACGCGAGCGAACACCGCCCCGTTGGCCGTGATGCGAGCGTTCCGGGGGTAGCGGTCGGAGTAGTAGCTGAGAACGTAGTTTCTGATCTGGGTTTTTTCGTTGCGAGTCGTCATCGTGGTCTCCCTCCGTCGGTACCGCCGCCGGTCGTCTGTCCACACCCTTTTTATGCCTCAGTCGAGATCATTTGTCAAACACTTTTACAAAGTTTTTTCACTTTTTTTCTAGTTTGTTGAAATTATTATGAAATTTCGTGAATTTCCGTTCGGCGAATTCCGCTTTTTTGCCGGGGTTCCATCCGTTTGTGGGCCGGAAATACCCACAGACGCGGCTGTAAACCTCGCACTCAATCACGCGGATCGTCTTCGTCATCTCTGTTGATATCATTGGGTTTTTCTCGTTTCGAGAACTGAGTGAAAATGTCTTTGATGACCTGGCCTGCGGATCGCGGATCTCGCCATACCGCAACCACGGCCACGATCAGGATCACGGCCGCGAAGATGATGAGTTCGGAGTCCATGGTCACCACGCCTTCCCGAGCACGAGATAGGCCACGATCCCGAGGATCACGATCCCGTTTTTGTCGATCAGGAACGTCCAAAACAGGTTGGTTTTTGTGGATATCACGGCCGTCTCTTTGTCCCGCTTGCTGTCCTCAACTCGTTGAAATTCCTGTTCTTTTTCGACTTTCTCAAAGCGGCTCTCAAGGTTCTTTTCGAGGCGGCCAAGCGCAGCGATCACGTGCATCATGTTCGCCTCAAGGCCCGCTGTTTTTTCGAGTAACTGTTTGATTTCCTTGTCGAATTGTTCACGAGAGCGCAAGACTTCGGGATGGTTTGAGCAGAAGATTTCAGGTGCCATATCGCTTGCACTCCCGGGCGACTTGCCCTATATGTATAGGTAGCGCAAAACGCGCGGGGTGTCAACATGAACTACGGTGAAATTATTGAAGTTTCTGGTTTCAAGGCGCGCTGCCGGAACCTCGAAGACGGTTCTGAAACCGATTGGATGCCGGTCGTGTACCCCATCGCAGGAGAAAACCGCGTGCATTGGCCTCCGCCGGTGCTCGGTGCACGAGTGGTGTACCTGGAGTACGGCGACGTCTCAGGGGCCATCCTGGGCGCGTTCTACGACGAGAGCAACGCAGCACCATCAGCAGCGGAAGCGGTGACCGTTGAATTGTTCGGGATGGCGATCACGATTACCTCCGCAGGCATCCAAGCCGGTGGCACCACGGAGCCGACGATCAAGGGCAACACTCTCAAGGCGGCGTTGGAAAACTTCGCCTCCGCGATTGTGTACCACACGCATCCTTCACCTGGCGGCCCCACGTCGGCACCAACCGAAGTGACCCCGTACACCGATTTCATCGCAGCGCTTCCGGGTTCGCTCGCTACCAAGGTACAGGTTGAATAATGGCGAAATCATTCACTATTTCCATGATCCTGAAGGCAAGTAATCAGATGACGGCACCGATCAGTGCTGCGGTTGCGGGGTTGCAAAAGCTCGAAGTCAAAGCGCTATCCGCAAGCCGAAACATGAACGCCCTCGGGAAGTCCATGCAAACCGCAGGCAAGGAACTGATGCGGTCCGCAACCATGCCGCTCGCGATGATTGGCGGGGGTATCCTCGGAGTCACAAAATTTGCATCGTCTTTCGAGGATTCCATGGCCCGCATTTCTACGATCACGGGCCGCACCACCAAGGAGGCGATGGAAATCTACGGCAAGCAGGCCATCGCAGAAGCCGCGCGCACCGGTCAGAAGATTGAGGACATCGCAGCGGCTCAGTATGACGCCCTCTCGCGCAACGTTCCAGAGGCCGATCTGAACGCATTCATTGCGGCCTCGTTGAAGACCGCAAAGGCCGGTACTACCACGGTTGCAGTCACTACCAAGACCCTCGCGATGCTCCGGAATGTGTGGAAAGAAATCGACCCTGAGCAGATGGGCGGACTACTCGCACAGGCGCAGAAATTTGGCGGTACGGATATTGGCGAAATTGCACAGAATTTCGGCCGCGTTGCACAGCAGGCGAAAAACGCAGGAGTGAGTGCTGAGGAGGCTTTGTCAATCGTCGCGTCCCTCACGCAGACCGGGAAAATCGAAGAGTCTGTAACCGGCATGAGTGGCATTTTCCGTGCGGTGATGAAGCCGACGCAGATGTACACAACTCAACTCAAGGAGCTTGGGATCAATCTCGACAGTGGAACCATGAAGCAAATGGGCTTCCGGAAATCCATGGAAATGGTACTTGCTGCAACCAAGCGCAGGTACAAAACTGAAGCGGAACAATCCGCAGCCATTGGTAAGTTGTTTGCCGATGCAGAGGCATTCAATGCGATCCTGAACGTCACCTCTGCAAACGGCATGGAGGTATACAATAACTCCATGAAATCAATGAAAGAGAACACAAATTTCCTCGACATGACGATCAAGAACATGGGAAAAACGACGAGCGAAGAGACCGCGAAGATGCGAGAGAAATTCAAGGGTTTGGCCATTGAAATTGGTATACCACTTTTGGGATCTCTAAACGCAGTTATGGGAGGGTTCGTTGATTTCATTAAGAAAATTTCAGACGCCGCGCGGGCGTCCAAGATGTTGCGCAATGCCCTGATCGGCGTCATCTCCCTGATCGGAATCATCGCTGGTCTCGCATGGGGCGCAGGCGCGGCAATTTGGTTTGCGGGCCTTGCCACGCGGGCTTGGGCCGCGTTCCTGTGGCTCGCTCACAAGGCGCTGATCGCCATGCGGTTCATCATGATGGCGCTCACGCCGTTGGTTTCATTTCTATTTTCACCGGTCGGGATCTTGCTCGTCGGGATCCCGCTCATCATCTACGGCCTGACCAAGATGGTGAAGCATTGGGACACCGTGAAGGACGCGATCAAATCGGCCGGCAGTGCGGTTTATGAGTGGTTCCTCGCACCCATCGGACGTGCCTTCGTGACCGTCGGTAATTGGCTCGCAGGGGTTGCGAAATGGTTCTACAACATCGGCAAACAGATCGCCGTCGAGCTCGGCAACGGCATTACGGACGGCGTGACCGGTGCCCTGGAATGGGTGCAGGACAAGCTCGGCTTTGGCGGTGGCAAGGTGAATCTGCTCGAAGGGATCATCCCTCAATTGGGCGCAAACACCGTCGTTTCAAACGCACCGCAGGCCTTTTCCGTGGACATGTCCGGCATGACGATCAACGCCACAGACGGAGCCGACTTTGCCAAAAAGGCGTGGGGCACCCTGAAGCCCAATCTCGAAACGCAGATGAAAACGGCCAAGCAGAATCAGGCCCGCACGAAAATGGAGGACTAGGATGCTCTGCCAAATCGGAACCATCGTTTTCGAGCGCCTCAAGACGCCAACCTCGTGGACTACCGACACCGAGTGGAATTGGCAGGACGTGGCCCGCATCAACGGGAAAGCCGCGTCACAGGCCATTTCCCCGGAGCTGGCCACGCACGAGATCGCCGGAACCTTCGACGCTTCCGTGTGCAACGTGCCTGCCGAAGTGGATCGTCTTTTCGAGGTTGCGAACGCCATGAAGCCGGTTCCGTTTTTCACCGGCGACGGGTACATCTCGAAGGTTACGATCCGCAAGATCTCGATTGCGCGCCGGGTGCTCACAAAAACGGGCGGCCTGGAGTGCGTTGATTTTACTCTCGAATTGCGCGAATACGTGGACACGGAAGCGCGGAAAAGCGAGGAACCATGGGATTGACAATGACGTTTGAAGCGGGCCTCCGATGGGATCAAGTCTCTGAGTTGATGTTCAACGGCGACCCGTCGCATATTTATGAAATCATTGATGAAAACATTGATGAAGTCCGGGACATGATCAAGGTTGCGGACATCCTCACGCGGCAAGTCACGCTCACAATTCCGACGCTCACCACGCAGCAGATCGCGGATGTTAACCTTCCGCCTTGGAGGCGTGCAAGTGCTTGATATCATTGTCTTTTATGACGAGTTCGAATTGTGGCCCGGCTCAATTCAGGAAGTCACTTTTACGGACAACTTGACCGGCGCGCTCGATGAAGTCTCGGTTCAGATTGCCGACCCGCAGCACAAGTGGATCTCCGGTTGGGTGCCGAAGAAAAACGACCGCATCCGATTCGAAGCCCGCCTGGACGGCCTGCTTCTCAAGGTGCCTGATTTTTTCGTGGACTCGTGGGACATCACTACGTTTCCAGGTAGTGCCTCGATTCGCGCGCTTTCTGAAACCACCCAATCGGCGAAAAATCAGGATGCGAGAAAAAACGGATCGCAACTCCGAAAAAAACGCACCGCGAACCACTACAACGTCACCTTGCGCGCCCTCGTTTCGGCCGTCGCACAGCGTAACGATCTGAAACTCATGTGGCAAGGAGAGGACACCGCAGAGGCCGCGATCATCCGGCAAAAGAACACCTCTGACCTCGCCTTCTTGAACACCATCGCGAAGCAGACCGGCCGCGTGTGCAAGTTCCAAAACGGACACCTGATCTTCATCCCGCTCGCCTTCGGCGGGATCACATTGGAGCGCTTCGGAGACGAGGCCCGCGTTGTCATGGGACCCGGCTTGCGCACCGTGGTGATCAAGCCGTCGCAGATGACGAGTGCACCAAAGATCACGCACTCCGGGAACGTGCCAGACAAGAAGGAATTTCGCCGATACCAGCCGATTTCTGCGCGTCTCGACCGGTTGCGTGGGAGTGCCCCCGATGAGACATACGACGGTGGCGTGAACACGGGGATCAACCTCGGGTTCGGCCTCGATTCGGCGTGTTGGAGTGCCGCGCTTGAAGCCCACCTCGAAGGCGTCAAGATCGGCTTCGGGGTGCTACCGCGCGTGGACATCGCCGCCGGTTCTGTGGTGTACCTTGACGAGATGGGGACCTACACAGGCACGTATTTGATCCACCGGATGACGCACAAGATCGGCTCGTCGGGGTGGTCCTGCGAACTCGAAGCGGGCCGCATCAGTGCTGCAAATATCACCGCTCCGACGAAGGCGAAACAGTGGGAGAATCGAACCGACAAAACGAAGGAACTAGCCGCACAACTCGACGAGCCGGAGAAGCCGGAAACGTGGGTATTGCAACGGGAGACTGAGATCGTAGGCGGGTTTTTACAGCGGGCCGGGACGACGACGGCGGGGTTATTCGCCCGCTAGAAAAGCTGCATCTGCTCCATGAATGTAACGCTCGCCACCCGCAACCGCGCGATCTCCGCGTAGTCCGGATCCATCTCACTCCCAACCCACTGCAGCCCCTCCAGCTTCGCGCCGATCAGCGTCGTGCCGCTGCCGGTGAACGGGTCATAGACGAGCCCGCCCGGAGGCGTCACGAGGCGGCATAGGTACCGCATGAGGTCGATGGGTTTGACCGTTGGGTGATGGTTGCGCCGCGCGTGATGTTCGCGCTTCTTGCCGTCGTTGTTGTGCAGGCAATATTCAGGCGCACTTTTCAATAGCAGATCCGAGAGTCCGATCTCACGTTCGGCGGCCGAGGCTTTAGGCACATAGAAAAACCGGGCGTTGTCGTCCGGCATCAACCGCGTCACCTCGTCGGAGCCGTCGTGGATCAGGTTGGCCGGGAAGCGACCTTTTGAATTTTCACGCGCTGAATCGTTCGCGAAGTCGCCATAGACGCCCGAAACCGCGTTGCTGCCGGGGCGCGTCCACGGTTCTCCCTCTATCCTACACCCATCCAGGTTAATTCCCCCCGTGTCCCACTTCAACACGTTCGCGGCCACGGTGCCGACTATAGGCTTACGTGCCATGGTTATTGGCTCTAATGCTGGCTTCAAGGCCGTGCCCCATCCATCCCATTGGCGCGCAGCTTCGGTGGCGGGTGCGGTGAGAAGGTATTCGTTTTCTGCGAAATCACCATATACGCCGCGTGATTTCCCCATCGGAATGCCTTGTCCAATCACTTCCCTTTCCGCTCCTGCCGCCTTGTCAATCGCCTTTGACACGTCCAGCGATTTCGGAAATCCGGACCCATACACCCAAGCGATCATATCCCTGATCTCAAACCCCGCATCTTCTATCGCGCAGGCCATCCTATGCTGCGTCCGGGTGCCTGCAAATGCGAGCAGATACCCACCGGGCTTCAGGATGCGCAACGCCTCGCGCCAAATCTCGACCGATGGCACATCATGATCCCATTTCTTGCCCATAAATTTGAGACCGTATGGCGGATCGGTCACGATGGCGTCAATGGAGTTCGGCTCCATTCTCCGCATCGTGTCAAGGCAATTTTCACAATGGATCATGCCGCACCCCCGTCTTTTCGGCGATGATGTCCGCGCAATGCGCGATGTCGTCCCGCTCGTAGCTGATCCCATGCTCGGCTGCGAACGCGTGGATCTCCTCCACCGCCTCCTGCAACGCCGCCCGCTCGCTCTCGACCCGCGCGCGCAGGTCCATCATCATGTGCCACTGCGGCGATCCGAGCGGCACCACGGCCGCGATTTTGTCAATCATTTCAATGGTGGTCATGGTCAATCCTCCAAA